TGCATTGACGCGTCTGGGTTTTCCATTGCGTAGTACCGCACCATCGTTTTGACTTCCTCGGTGACAATATTTGACGCTGGCGCCGCCTTCCGCGTGTACTTCTCACGCGTCATATACTTTAGCGCCGCCTCGATAGACACACGCACGTCGTGAATGTCATCCATCGCCAAAGCCGATTTCAGTATTTCTCGCGCAAACGGTATGTTGCTCATTTTTCTCCCCTCCCATATGCGGCGATCAGCAGACTTTCCGCACGGTGTTCGTCTTTCTTGCGCTTCAGTCGCAGCGCCAGATCTGGATACCACTGCTGGGCCTGCCGGCGCGCCGCGTCCTTGTCCTTCGGCAAATTCATGCTCGACTTCCACTTGGCCGGCCGCACTTCGCTGTACGGGTGGCCAGACAGTGCGGCAGTCGTCAGGATCTGGCCGTAGGCGAAGCCCAGCTTGAACACCGACACGACGCCCTGCTTGGGCATAGCCTGTTGCTTTTCAAGCCAAATATGCTCCACCGGGCCGGCGCTGTTAATGATGTCGAGCAGCGCAATCACGTCGACGCCTCCCTCGGTGTAGACCGGCAGGTCGTGCACCTCGGCGAAGCCGTCACCCAGAAGCGCAACGCCCCCGGTGCGGTAGCCTGGATCAATACCGATTGTAATCTTCGACAACATATCCACCCTTCTTGAGATGCTCGACGATCAGTCGCTCGATTGTCAGTGACGCACTGACGCGCTGGCTGGCGCAATGCTCTTTCAACATCTCAGCTATATCGGCGCGGATGCGTGGCCCGATTTGTTTTAACTCATGTTTCACAGTGGTTCCTCCATTTGTTTGCCCAGTGTTAACAGAATGGGAGCAGGGGTCAAGGTGTTGCCGAGATATTTCTTTTCTGCCGTCGCCGTGTTAATATGGCCGGGAACCTTTTGGAGCCAACCATGGAAGTCGACGCAATCTTGAATATACTGTTTGGAGTTGTCATCGCCATGATCGGCTGGTGGCTAAAGACGCAGCGAGAAGAGCTGGATCGCCTGCGCATCTTGCTCAACCGCACCCGCGAGGAGATGGCCAAGGAGTATGTCACCAAGTCAGACAGCTCTGAGGTTCTATCGCAGATTATGAATAAGTTTGACCGGCTGGAAGAAAAAATTGATCGGTTGATGGAGCGGTGATATGCTTTGCGCGCTGGTCTTTGTAAGTTTCGGACACGCATGGGTTCATGGCGCAGGCAATGTTCTGGTGAAGTCGTGTTACTACAATTGCGGCAGCGAGAAGATAACAAAGGCGCAGTGGTATGATCGCAAATATAGCGTGCCGCCGCATTACGTCTGCCCAGTGAGGTTTGCAGAAGCATGATTGAAGTTTTAGCCCTCGCAAGTGCGGTTAGCACAATATCTGGAAGCATTAGCTCTGCCGTGCAGGCTGGGAGAGATGTTGGCTCAATACTTCCTCAGTTTGGCAAGCTGGCAAAGCTAGAAGCTGATATAAATTTAGCGGAAAAGGGCCGACACAAAGGCCCGCTGGGGAGGCTTACCTCTACAGAGGAAGAGGGCTTCGCAATTGCAAACGCGAAAATGAAGCACAAAGAAGCTATGGATACGCTTCGCAGCCATTGCCAGCTATATGGACCGCCGGGGATGTGGCAAACTGTGCAACGCGAAATGGGTGCAGCTAGAGCAAGGCAGAAGAAAGCTCTGGAGGAGCAAGCCGCAAAGCGTGACCGCATCTTTTACTTCATTACGATTGCGGCCGCCTGCATAGTTTTTGCAGTCGGCAGCGGCGGATTGATATGGGTCGCAGCGTTGCTTGCGGATGAGGTGAGATAATGTGGGTCTTGATTTGGTTTCAGCTTTCTACAAGCGTCATTCACTTCGAGGTTGGCCAGTATAGCTCTGAAAAAGATTGCACGGATGAGTTGCGCAGGGCGTCTGTGCTGGTGACAAAGAACAATGAGTATCTGCAATGCTTAAAAATTACGAAAGGTAAATAGAATGGCACACACGATACTTGATGACTGGAAAGTTCTGCCGCGCTTAATGATGCTGGCAGTCACTGTGCTGACGTATCAAGCGGTGCATTGGTTTATGAGCCTAGATGATCCCAGCGTTGCGCAGTCAGGTCTTGTCAGCGTCTGTATGGGGGCGCTCACAGGCTGCTTTGGCATCTGGATGGGTAAGGAGAGCAAAACGAGCGTAACCAGCACTGGTTCAAGCTCAAAAGTAGAGTATGAGGTGGGACAATGATCGGTCAGATAATAGGATCACTCGGCGGCCTGGCTGCCAGCTATATTGACGGCAAGACTGCCGTGAAGAAAGCCGAGGCAGAAACGAAGATGAAAATTGCCACCGGCGAGATCAGCTGGGAACAAGCTGCGATAGAGGCCAGCAATAATTCGTGGAAAGATGAGGCGTGGACCGTGGCATTCATAGCCATCGTGTTGGGCAGCTTCATACCGGGCATACAGCCCTATATGGCGCAGGGTTTCGCCAATCTTGATGCTGCGCCGCAGTGGTTTCAGTGGGCGATGTATGCAAGCATTGCGGCGAGCTTTGGCATCCGCACAGTGCGGGGTTTGAAAAAATAATGGAGAACGTCAAGTTACCTCTGGCCCTCGTGGCCGCAATGGCAGTTCAGCTTGCTGGCGGTGTCTGGTGGGTGTCACAGCAAGCCGCAACGATTGCTAATTTAGAAGAGACTGTTGGCCAAATCGGCTCTCGCATGGCCATTGAGGATAACATCAACCTCAAGCGCGATGTGCAAGATAACGCTATGGAGCTGGAGTATGCTTTCAGTGATATTGATGAGTTGTGGGACGAGCTTGCGTCAATGACAATGGCCATTGGTGAGATCAACAAGATTAAACAGAGGGTCGCGCTGATTGAGAATGACTTGAAATATATCGGTCGAGACCACATTGAAATGAAAGGCGGCAAGTAATGGCGACACCAGCGAAAGGCAAAGCCCGCGTCAAGGTTACATCAAGCGGGCGTAAAGTCAGCTACGGTCAAGCGGGCAAAGCAAAAGGCGGTGGCCCACGGGTCAAGCCCGGCACATCCAAGGGCGATGCGTATTGCGCACGATCCGCAGCGCAGAAGAAGAAGTTTCCGAAGGCGGCGAAAGATCCTAACAGCCCGCTCAATCTATCACGCAAGCGCTGGAAATGTTCCGGCACCAAATCGAAGAGGTCATAACATGAAATACGGTAAAAAATCATCTGGCTTTAAGCCATGCCCATCCTGCAAGACAAAATCCGCCTGCCGCGCCGCCGGCATGTGCAAGAAGATGAGCGCTAAAATCAAAATGGCGTAAGGGGTGTTGAGATGTCTTTATACAAAAACATCGCAAAAAAGCGTGCGCGCATTAAAGCCGGAAGCAAAGAGAAAATGCGTAAGCCCGGCTCCAAAGGAGCGCCGACGGCCGCTGCATTTAAAAAGGCTGCCAAGACAGCAAAGAAGCCAGCTAAGAAAAAGGCTAAAAAATGAGTGAAGCAATGAAGTTGCTCCAAGCCAAAATTGGAGTTTCAGCCGACGGCGCGTTTGGCCCGAACACGGCCAGAGCAATCACCAAGCATTACGACCTGTCGCCCAACCGCGGCGCGCATTTACTTGGCCAAGCCCACCACGAGAGCGGCGGGTTTAAGCGCACCACCGAGGGGCTGTACTACTCAACACCGGAGCGCATCCAAGCCGTCTGGCCGTCTCGCTTCCCGACCGTTGCAAGCGCAGAGCCGTATGCCAAGAACCCGCAGGGGCTGGCAAACAAGGTTTACAATGGCCGCATGGGGAACTTGGAGGGATCAAGCGACGGTTTCAATTTTGCGGGAAAAGGTTTTTTGCAGCTCACGGGCAAGGCGAACGTCAAAGCATTTGCGGCTGACATGAACTTGCCAGAGGTGCTTGAGTATCCATCGAAGCTGGCTGACGAGTACGCCTTTGAAACTGCGCTGTGGTTCTTCCAGAAGAACGGCCTGTTCGCGATTGCCGATGACGGCGTGAACGACGAAGCCATCAAGCGCATAACCAAGCGCGTGAATGGCGGCTATCACGGTCTGGAGGATCGCATCAACCAGACGCGCAAGATCCACACCTGGCTGATTACTTAGCTTAGTCCGGTTAGCTAAGTGCCCAGGCAAGATCAGAAGGCCAGCGCGGCGGTAGGTAGGGCGGGAGAGCATTTAGCTCTCGCCTATTTGTCGCTGGCTGGCTATATCTGCACGCTCTGCCAAATCAAAGATCACGATGCGTATATACAGACGGATACACAGACGTTGACCTTGCAAGTGAAGACAGCCAGCAAGACGCATAAGACTAGCAGAAGTTACGCATTTCACACACCCAAGAAGAACGTCGATGTGTCAGACGTGTTTGCGTTTGTATCCATTGAATTAGGCGCTGTGATTTTCCGCCGGGGTGATGAGCTGACTTCTGTGACGACATACATTTCGCCAGAGGAATTTATGGATGAAAAGCAGTCGATGCAAAAAACATTCGACAGCTTCAAATAACCGCTTGTGGCCGTGTTCATACTTCAGTTATAACGTCCGAGCAGGGTGGCTATCATCACAAGTAAAATCGACTTGCCGCGGTGCGGTGGTTGTTTAGCCTAGATGACGTTGCTACCAAATGTGCCAGCATTCACTTCAACGGCCACCCTGCACGATTTCAAAATATAATTGCGACCAGCATCATCAAGCCAGCGCCGCTGATGAAGCCAAAGATGGCTCCGATCATACCTGCTGCGTTTATCATGCGCTCAAGCTCTTTGTCAGTCATTACTCATCATCCTCGAAAAAGTTATTCAGCGCCTTGATCGGCTGCTTGCTAAAGACCCAGCGCCACTGCCGCTTCGTGCAGCCCTCCACTTCGACCAGGTCGCGCACGCGGTAGATCTTATCCGCCTCCCACATCTTCTTGAGATAGCTTGACGTGCGCGGCACGCTCTCTCCCAGCAGCTCCGCGGCCTCAGAGGCCGTAATGCGCTGGTCATGCTTCATCAAAGAGAACAGGCGATTGACCTGGTTGATGCTGTGCTGCCTGCTCTTCTCCGCCGCTATCAGCATGGACGGAGCTTGCGTGGTCGGCCTGCGCGGGCCAGCCGGCAGCGGGTCGCGCTTGCCTTTGCGGTAGTACATATTCTCGAACTCCCAGATGCAGTGCGCGTATGTGATCTCGTAGCGCTCGTGCTTATCCGTCACACCCTCCAGTTTGAGCCTCAGTCGCTCGGCTGCGTCTTTTGCATCTCGCGCTTTAGTACGTCGAGCAACGCTTGCTGCTCTTCCAGCCGCTGCTTCAAGTTTGGCCGCATCGCCGTCTTCGCCTCCGTCAGCATTATGCTGTTGATCCGCTCTAGCCTTTTTATAATGATCTGAGTTTGGTCCGTATTCACGTTTCTTCCTCTCCAAGGTGATATTCATTGTGGTGCAGATGCGGTGTATCGTTGAGCGCGACACATGTAGAAGCTCGGCAACGTCAGCTTGCGACATGCCCTGCTGTGCGCAGTCAAGAACGTGGCGGGTGAGCGCCTCTGGATCGTATTTCATTCGTCTTCCTCCTCCTCGTCGAATGGCGGGATCTCGCCCATGCCGCCGCACTCGGGGCATGGCACGGTCTCCATAATGATTTCGCCGATGTCTCGGCCTGCGTTGTGCGGGTATGCGAACCCCTGCTCCACTGTGCCCTCTCCGTGGCACTCAGCGCACGCTATGAGCTTCGGTAGGATGCTGTCTAAGTCCAGGCTCATGTCGCGCCCTCCGGGCGCTCAGCGGCCAGCTCCCCACCACAGGCCGCGTATCCGACCAGGTCCACCCAGTTGTCGGCGTGGGCGGCGTTAGACTTGAGGCGCGCGATCTTTATTTGTGCGCACATAATTGCGCAATCTGCGGCGCTTATTTCGACCCCCAGGTGGATGCTCCAGTACGCCGCAATTGTTGAGAAGTTTTCCTCCATGTCGCCGTGCGTCGCCGCGCGGTCTTTCGTGATACATTCGCTCGCCATGTCGAGGATGTCGGAGCGTGAGTATGCTTTAGCCATGTGTGGTCTCCCAGTGTGTTGGACGCGCCTTCGGGCGCATTGGTTCGTCTGAAATATTAGCGGTTAACGTGCAGGCGATCAACAGCCCGCACAGCGACGTCCAGATGGCGAGGATCGCCCAGTCTTGTTTCGTTGGCATCATGTCCGTGTTTCCCTCATGTTTATGTATACAGCTAACCTAATGTTAACAGCACACCCCTTGCAAGCACAAAATGTTCACAAAGCGAAAAAAATGTTATAGGGTGACAGAGTGACATTCATGGAGGATCACATGCTCGACGACCAAACGAAAGAACTGGTGCGCAATCTCAACAATCCGCACCGCGTAACAAACATCATGGCGCTGTTCAAATTCTGCGAACAGGCGGCCACGATCATACAGGAGCAGTCGGCTCAGCTGCACCAGCTGGCGGCGGACACACTGAAGGCGCAGCCCGCTAAGACTACGCCTAAAAAAGCTGCTAAGAAGTAGCGTTTAGCGGGGGCCGGCGAGTAGCCTTAACAGATCCTGAGATGGGTCGACTGGAGGCTGAACGCCGGCTGCCTGCGCAGACGCTCCCGCGCCAAGAAGCCCGCTTATGACGTTGCTCCTTGTCGCTTCTCCCGTCTCTCTGGCTGCCTGTATGCCCGGAGCTGCGCGCTCCATAGCCTGCGCCTGACGCATCAAATCGTCCGGCGTCATGCGGCGGGACAGGATCGGTGCGAGCTGTTCTTGAGCCGCGCGGATGCGATCCGCTTGTCCGCCTCCAGCCAACAGCATGTCAGACGCCATCGCGGTCGGCGCGCCCAGCAAGCCCTGCTGACCAATGCGCTCGCCCATCGTCGGGGTGATTAACTCCTCAAAGCGCTTCTGCACCGCCTGGCGTATCGCCGTCTTGGAGTTTTGAGCGACAGAGGCTGCCATAATCATCGCGTCGCTGGCTTCCCGGATCTTATTCGACATCTTCTCAAAGCCAACGTCACCCAGAACCATTTGCATCTTTGTGGCCACGGCCCGAGTATTCATCGCCTTCAGCTGCGCCAGCGCCTCAACCACTTCAGCGTCGGTGCGCTTTGTTGGGTTGACCTTCGCGTTTGCCGCAATCTCGTCTAGGCGGTTTCTCAGCGCAGTTCTGACTTGCTTCAGCTCAGTTGGCCCCATGACGTCCAGGGCGATCTGCACTTCCTCGCGCGTCACCGACGGGCTCAGCAAGTCGGTGCCAAGGTCTGCCGCGATCTTCTGGTCGATAGCATCTTTGCCAGCTGCGCGCGCCGCTCCATAATCTGGGCTTACCTCATCAAGCGCGTTGCGCATCTGAATGGCCAGCGCAGTCTTGGAGCGGTAGCCCTCGATGTCGCCAGACCGCTTGAGCTCTTGGGCGCGACTGTGCAGCCGGCGCGTGACGTAGTCCAGCGTCTCAACTGTCGGCGTCCGCATGGCAATGTAGTTTCCGTCAACGTCGTAGGTTATATTAACGCCGTCCGCCTGCTTCAGTATCTTGTTCGCCTGCTCTTCGCTAACGCGCGTCGGCACCATGTAGCTAAACTCTCCGCCAGCCTCACGCATCAGTGTGGTAGCGCCGGTCAGGTCTTCCGGTATGACCCGCGTGTATAGGTCCAGAACTACGTCGGACGCGTCTTCGCCAGGAGTTATCTGGGCGGTGTACGCGCTACCATACAGCTCACGACGCGCCTCTGCGGTGTCCGCCATGATGTCGGCCTTCTGGCCAATCTTGCCAGCTGTAACCTCGCCAAGAACATCGTCCAGCGTTCTGGACAGATCTTGCGACGCGGCCAGAGATGTTTCGTTGAGGTTTGAGCGCACCACTGCCGCACCCTTGCCCGGAGTATTCGCCACGACGTCAAGCAGGTTTGACATATTGGGGCCGAGCGTTGCTATGTTTCCGTAGGGCGTGTTGGCCGCGGCTGCGGCGCCGACGCCGTCAGCTTCCACGGCGTCTTTTATCAACTTCCTTGCGTCGCCCTTAGCGCCGATCTTATTAATGTCCGAGCGGAACGGCATTTCGGCTCTGAGGCGGCTCACGCCTCCGACGATTGATCCGACAACAGGCGCAACTGCGCCAAAAATGCCTCCAAATTGGGCGCCGGTTTGCGCCTGCTCTACTGCTGCCGGCAATCCACCCTCACCGTATCCCGCAACAGCGCCTTCAGCGCCACCGATGCCTGCCCCATATCCAACAGCTTGAGCGGCACGCCCAATGCGCGTTGGCGCGTTGATTAGGCGGTCGGCGCCAGAAGCCAAGCCGGTGGACGCACCAGTCGCGAGGCGGCCGGTAGTGGTCAAAGCGGGAAGCTCTGCCTCCTGCGACCCTATGGCTGCGCGGATAGTCTCTTCGCTGATAGGTGGGTTTCCAGTAAACTGGCTGCCGAACTCGCTGGCCTTAGCCATCGCTGGTTCAACATAACCGCGAGCAAACGGAAGACCTTTGCCAAACATGCTGGCCAGCGCTGTGGAGCCTTCACCGACGACATCGCGGGACATTTCACCTTTGACAACTTTTGCAGCGTCTCCACCTTCACGCATGATGCTGGTGATTGTACCCTGATCGGCGGTCACATATGCGTCGTTAGGATTAACGTAATTCATCTGCCGCGTCTTGCGGTTCTGCGTGATGTATCCGCCGTCCGGGTATTGCTTTAGCAGCGTGGAGCCCTCGGGTACGTTTATTGCGGAGGCCGAGGCTTCTGCCTCTCTCGCGCGCTCCATGAAGCGGGCGGCCGCGGAACTGTCGCCCGCCGCATGTGCCTGCCGCGCCTGATCTCGTAATTGTGCTGCCGTGGAGGCCATATTAATCCCCTAATTTGCTGGCGTTGGCGGGTAAAGGTTGTCTAGATCTTCGTCGCTAAGTGGAGGCTGCGTGCCGCCTGACGGATCTTGCCCCGGAGTGTAGATCATCTCGTCGGGAATGCTCTCCCCTTGCAGTCTGCGTGAGAAAATATCAACGTAGAAGCGCAGCTCTTTCAGCGAGTTGACGTAGTCCGCGTGGCTTTGCATCTGACCAAGGCGCGCATAAGCCTGCTCGGCCTTCTGGCCTTCCAGCTCGGTGATTTGGCCGGCTCCTTTTAGCTTCTCAAACCCCTCTAAGAACACTTCACCGCGGACCTGCTTTATCATCTCATTAACTCGCGCCACATTCGGGTCGAGGCCAATATTTGAGGCAAATCCCCGGACAATGCCCTCGAAGCCCAGAGCGTCTTCTAAGTTGGGGTCGTTCATCAGGGCGTCGATGCGCGCTATAAGTGCCGCCTTACCCTGAATACTTGTCTTCTCAGACTTCTGGCGATCCAGCTCCTCGATCATTAGCTTGGCTGTCGGCCCGTCAATCAAGCCCTGCGCAGCCGCGCCAAGTATTGCTTGACGACTGGCGCCTGCACCGCCTAGCCCCAGTGTGCCCATAAACTGAGCGCGCTGCTGCGCCGCCGTCGCCTTGCGCTG